GTGTCGAAAAATGCAGCCTGCGCGGTCTCGCCGCCGGCTGCAAAGGCCGCGAACATTTTGTCGGAGTTGAGGCCGAGGCCCTTGAAGGCTTCGGCGCTGCTGTCGCTGCCGTCTTTCGCTCTGATGTTGAACTCCTTGACGGCGTCGGCCACTTTGTCGATGCTGAACAGGCCGGCGTCAGCGCCTTCCACGAGGGAGCCCATGAACTGGTCGGCGCTCAGGCCGAGGGCCGCAAACTGCGCCGAGTATTCGTTCAGGGTGTCGAGCAGGTCGCCGTTTTTGTCTGCGCCGTTCTGTGCGCCGGTGGCGATTAGGCCGTAGGCTTCTTCGGCGCTGATGTTGAAGTTTTTCATCAGAGCCGAGGCGGCTCTGGCGCTTTCACTGATGTCGTAGTCGAAGGTGTCACGCAGCACGAAGCCGGCCGCGGTGGCCTGCTCCAGTGCTTCGCCGGCCAGATCGCTCGCTTTCTGCGTAGCGGCCAGCCCTTCGGCCACGTCGTTGAAGTCCTCGCCGAGGTTCTGCGCGTAGATGTTTTTTACACTCTCGCCCAGCGCGTCCAGCTCGTCGCCGGTGGCGCCGGTAGATGCGGAGAGCTGGTTCATGGCTTTGTTGTAGTCGTCGCCCAGCTCTGCCAGATACTTTCCGGCCTCGACGACCGCCTTGCCCGTCGCCACAGCGATGCCGCCCACGGCAGCACCGACGGCAACGGCCTTCCAGTTTACTTTGTCGAGGTGTCCCGCGACGTTGTCCATCGCCTTCCCGAGGGAGGGGTCGATGGTGCCGGCGAAGCTGACGACGGCCTGCATGATCTTGTTTTTGCCTGCCATCAGTGTCACCTCCTTCTGCATTTCCTGAAGTTATTCCGGGGCATTGAGGCGGCCTTGTCGCGTTGCCGCTTGGCCTCCTCGGCTGCCTCGTAGTATTCCATCAGGAAGTCGGTCAGGCGTTCCCGTCGGAGCTCGCCGACTGAGGTGTGGAAGGCTCGAGAGTAGTCTCGGACGAGCTCTCCGAGCCGCTTTCCTCGGATTGTGCCGCCGACCTCGCCGTAGTAAAATTTCGGCCGATCCTCATAAGCTCCATGACGTCGGGGCCGCTGATGCGCTCGAGGTCGCTGACGTCGATGTCGCTGTTGACGGCGACGATCGCCATCATGGCGAGATAGGCGTGCAGGGAGTAGTCGAGCTCGCAGGCGCCGGCGCTGCCGCCGCCCTTGTTGGAGGTCGCGCGGAGCTTGCGGGCCTCAGCATCGGCAAACATTCCAACGGTGATCGCGTCGGTGTCATAGGTCAGAGTCTTGACCTTTTTGCCGTTGATGGTGATGGGGTTCTGGAGTGTCAGCTTTTCCATGTGTGTCTCCTTTCGATAAATAGAGGGCGCCGCCCGGAGGCGACGCCCTTCTTGTTACAGGACGCTGCGGATGTCCTTGGCGTAGTCGACGCCGCCGACGCGCATGATGGTGTTGAGCTGGTCGATCAGCCAGTATTCGTTGCCAGCGACGAAAAGCTGGTAGCGGCTGACGGCCAGCGCGATCTCGTTCTCGCTGGCGTTGCCGGGATCCACGCTCAGGCCGGGGATGCCCTTGGAGACGCAGCGGAGGAACGCCTTGCAGCCTTCGGTCTTGGTGGAGCCGTCGGAGAGCTTGACGTCCTGCGCCCAGCGGATCTCGATGGTCTTGCTCGTCAGCTTGACGAGGCTGCGCAGGCCGAGGTCAATGCCGATCTTAGTGATGGATGCCTCCATCGCCTCGATCTGGCCGGGCAGCGGCGCCGTGTAGGTTCCCATCGCCTTGAAGTCAGCCGTCACAAGGTTGACGGGAGGCAGGGCGATGGTCACGTCCTTGGCGGCGAGAACGCCGTCCACATAGACGGTATCGGCGAGGATGGGGCCCTTCAGGTCGAGCCACAGGTTTGCCATTACTCGTCACCTCCTTCGTAGTAGACGGAGAAGCCCGCGTCGGTGTAGGCGACGTAGACGCTCGCAGACTTGAGGGGCGGGGTCGGGGTGACGGCGATGTCCCAGCGGAAGTCGCCATTCATCACGTCGGTGGTGCTGTTCTCGCTCTCGAGGAACAGGATCACAGGGGATCCGAGCAGCGCGCCCATGCTGACATAGCCGTCGAGCTTCTCCTGCTCGCGGTTGATGATGCGATCCTTCAGTGCGCGGGTCATGGGCTCGTCGATCTCCGGGCTCCACTCGCGCTGGAAGTCGTTGGTGATGTGCATGAGCATCCGCATGGAGACGTCGAAGATCGCGCGGGGATCCACGTCTGCGCCGTAGGTGTAGGCAGCCGTATGGTCGCCCCACAGTACCCATTCGCCGCCCCATGCCACGGCGGTGCTGATGCCGTTCTGCGTCAGCTCCTTGCCGCTCTGCTGGTCGAAGCCGCGGTTTTTCGCATTGGCGCCGAAATACTGCTTGATGACGGGGATCGCCTTGTTGCCGCAGGTCTCCATCGGGACGCTGTTGTGGCTGAAGTCGGCGCGCATGAGCTCGACCACGGCCAGCGTGCTCAGGTGGAACACGTTGCCGAGGTTGTCCACAGCCTGCGGCCAGTAGACCTTAGAGCGCTCGCCGGTGAAGGCGTTGGCCTTCTTCCATGCGATCGCCTTGGTGATCGTGTCGACCGCCTGCGCGGTGCTGTCCACGAGGGGCAGGTCGGCCACGACGAAGGCGTCCCAGTGGCCGTTGATCTTCTTGCAGGCCGTCAGCATGGCGTTGTAGACGGCAGGGCTGTGACTCCAGCCGGGGGCCGCGATCAGATTGCAGACCGCGAACTGCTCGGGATAGAGCAGCGCGATCGCGCTCAGGCCGCTGTACTCGCCGGAGGAGGTGACGCCGCCGATGATGTCGCTGTCTGCGATCTCAGAGTCGTCCACCTCGCTGAAGCTGGCCGTCAGGCTGCCGGCGAGCTGTGCGTCGTCCTTCAGGCTGGTGATGATGACCGTGCCCTTGGTGAAGTTATAGTCCACAGCGTAGTCGGTGCCCTCGACGTAGTTGCCGCTGTCATTCTTTGCGATGGTCAGGGTGTCGAGGATGATCTTGTCGCTGGCGAACTCGGCGCGGCCGCCGGTGAAGGTGAGGGCCTTGGTGGTGGCCGCCTCCTTGCGGTGCTTGCCCGCGGATGGGTCGAGCACATTGATGACGTAGATCGGGCCGATGTTCCCGAGGGTGTTGTTGAAATGCGCGTACACGGCCTCGCACAGGGTAAAAGTGCCCCAGTCGGACGAGTAGCCGATCTTCTTCTGCGCGTCGACCAGACTGGTGATCTTGATCGGCGCGTTGATGATGCCGGCCTTGCCGAAGTCGCGCACGAGGTTGACGGGTGCCGTGCCGATATAGACCGGCGTGGTGCCCGCCTGCACGGCGCTCTGTGCCACGGTCTCGCCGATGTGGCCGTAGGCGCCGTAGAGGTATTCGTTTGCCATCTGCTTATCCTCCTTTGCATGAAATTAGAGCAGCCGAGCGGCTGCCCTTAAAGCAGGTGTTGGTAGCTTTTCGGGTTGCGGGTCAGGGTCTCCTCGACGGAGAACTCAGCCCATGCAAACCAGTACGGGTAGAAGTCGGGGACGGCGTCTTGCTCCGTGACGGGGCCGAAGGTGATGCCCTTCTCCTTGATGACGCGGAGGTCGCCGAGGTACTCGGCGTTTTCAATCAGCCGGAGAGCTGTGTCCACAAAATTCCATGCGTCACGCCAGCCCTCTCCGTTCTTCACGAAGTAGGAGGCCGCCGCCTCGTTGTATTGCTGGATGTAGGTGCCGCTGCCGTCGCCCTTCGGCTTGAAGATGTCGGGCCCGTGGTAGCCGGGATCCCACGCTGAGAAGCAGAGCCGGATCTTGATGTCTCGGGCACTCTGGAGCAGGTCGTCGTCGCCCTGAACGATCTGCACGCAGACCGACGGGATCGGCGCGGCGATGTTCGGGGGCGTCCTGTCCTTCGATGGTACGAAAAGCGAGAACGCGGCCGGGTTTACCAGCTTGTATGGGTAGGAGGCGTCCGTTGCGTTGTCGTCGGGGAGCTTCAGCTTGACCAGAGGGCAGACCTCGGCGGTCAGCCAGTCCCGGACGGTTTCGATGCTGTTGACGATGGACATGGGGCACCTCCTACATGGTGACAGTCTGGCCGAGGGCCACGGTGGCGATCCCCATGTCCTCGCTCCAGTCGTTGACGATGTACTCGCGGCCGTCGACGTTGAGCCCTTCGCCCGCCGGGCGCCGAGCGGGCAGATCCTCGACCGCCGCATAAAGCAGCAGAGAGGACTCCGCGACGCTCAGCTCTTGCCCCCCTTGGCGTTCCTTCAGGGCGTTGTCGTCCAGCACGGCGGCGATGGCTCTGCCTTCGACGGTGTGCTTCTCACCGAACTCGTCGAGATTGAGAAACGTGCGCCGACGGTCAGCCTCGACCATCGCCTTGAAGCTGAAGGCCATCAGACGGGATCGGCGGCGCCGATCTGAGGGGGCTCCTCGTCGTCGGCACCGTCATCAGGTTGCTCGGCCTTGGCGGCCTCGATGGCAGCGATGACGTCGGCCTTCTTGCGCATAGCAGAGGCGTCCACGCCATAGCGCGTGGCCGCTTCCTTCAGCTCGTCGAGCTTCATGTCCTCGTTGTACTCAGGGGCCTCGTCGGCCGCGGTGTTGGTGCTGGCAGGCTCGTCGGCGTCGTCGCCGGGAGCGGGTGCGGGCTGCTCGGCAGTCTCGCCCAGCTCGCCGATGTACTTGGCGACGCCTTCCTTCACCAGACGGGCCTCCAGCTCGTCGTCGAACTTCTGAGGGCCGTCTGCTTCAGTGATGGGGATCACCTTGCGGCCGTTATAGTAGCCGAAGGTGCCCTTGATGATCTGGATCATGCTCTGCTCCTTTCTGCTGCGCTCAGTCCGTCAGGACGTCCGCAACGATGAACGGGTTCTTGTTGTTGGGGATCATCAGCGGGCGGCTGGAGATGGTCAGCGTGCGGCTGTTGCCTTCGGCGCTGCTCACATACTTCGGCACGCGGCGGCCGGCGTAGGTGTGGAACTCGCCGTCGCTCTGCTCGACCTGAGAGACGGCGCCGTAGGCGGTGTGGCCAGCGCCGGGAGCGGTGAGGACGCACTTGCCGGACGGGATGTAGAGCTTGTCGTTGCCCTCGTCGTCGGTGTAGGTCAGGTCGTAGGAGATGACGCTGATGATGCGGCCGAGGACGTTCAGGCGGGCCACGATGGCAGCGCCGTCAGGCAGCAGCTCAGGCTCCACGTTGCCGATCTCGATGCGGCGGTTGTCGAGGAGCTTCTGCACGGCTGCGTCGTTGATGATGGTGTCAGCCACGTCCGGGGAGCAGACCAGATCAGAAGCGCGGAGGCCGCGCTTGGTCAGCATACGGATCATGGCCTCCAGATCCTTCAGGATCTTGCCGCCGGTGGCGTCCCACTTGGCCGTCGGGGTGTAGGTCGCGGGGTTGCTGGCCTCGGAGTAGAAACGGATCTCCATCTCGTCGGCCTTGTCGACGTCGTCGGCGATGTGCTTCATCACGCAGCCGTTGGTCAGCATGGTCTCGGCGGCCATTGCTTCTTCGCGGTTGGTGATGAGCTCGCCCAGCTCGTCAGCGTCGCGCAGGATGAGGGTCTGTTGGCGCTGCTCAGGGGTGAGCTGAGAGTAGAGAGCCTCGCCGAAGCCACGCTTGCGCAGCTCGTCGAGGGTCAGGACGCGACGGGGAGCCACGAAGGGCGGGGTGTAGCGTTCCATATTGTAGCCGGCGCGCAGGACGGTGACGCCGCCCTTGCGAGGGGCCACGAAGGGCGCCAGCTTCTTGCTGCCGTCACGGAACTCGACGAGCACGTCGTCGGTGGCGAAGATGTCGCTCGCGTCGTTGGTGGGGAAGTAGCGGTCACGCAGGAAGGTCGCAGCAGGGGTGAGCTGCTGCACGGCCATGAGCAGCGTGTGGGTGTCGTAGAAGTTAAAAGGCATTTTGTTGTCCTCCTTCTCTTAGTATTCGATGGCGTCGGAGAGCAGGATGCCGGCCTTGCGCAGCTCCTCCTCGTCGGTCGCCTTCAGGGTGTAGCCGCTTGCGACGGCCAGCTTGTTGCGGGCGAAGTGGCCGGTGCGGTAGGCCAGCACGGTCACGTCCGCGGTGGTGCCGACTTCCACGTCCTCGGCGAGGATGCAGTTGGCGGTCAGGGTTTCGTTGGTGGTCGCGGTGGTGCCGAGGATCACCAGCTTGCCGTCGCCGGCGGTGCCGGCAGACAGGGCCAGCACGGTGCCGCGCTTATAGGTGGCCGCGGCGGTGGCCTCCTTGCGGATGGTCACGGTGAACACGTCAGCGACGGGCTCGTTGGCAA